TAAAAGATCTTGTGCTAAATCCCCATGTATCGTTATAATCTAGTTTTCCCATGCACGGGACGTTTCTTTTAACGACATCATAGTCCGGATTAACTCCCCAACATTTAATATCAACTTGATTGCTGGCATTGTCAATTGTTTTAAGAATCCAATAGATTTTTCCATGCTTTGTCTTTTTCTCGATAACATCGCGGATAATAAACCAACAAAGCTTTAGATCTCTATCAAACTCTCCAATTGGTGGAACCTTCAGCTTGTTAAACTTCTTCAGTAGTTTATCAGTTATAACTTCATTAATTGGATAAATACCAGTTAGAGCAGTTAGAAACTCCATCTTCTCCCATTTTGTGAAGTCCCCTTCCGGTCGATACAATTCAATATTTTCCAATAATTTCTTTTCCTTCTTGGGCCTATCAACAGCGACGGCAGACCAGAAGTGTTTCATACCAGTAAATCGCCCATCCATCAATTCATTTAATGCACCACAACGAGTCATAACGTCTAAGGCTTTTTTGTTTAATTTAGAATAAACAATCTCTTCATTAAACAACAACTCCTCAATTGTGTTGAATGGGCGATGGCTCAAGACCTGTTCAACCGCCTTGTCACCCAATCCCTTAACAGAGGTCAACGGCTGAATTAGGGTCTTGTTGTCGTCATCGATTTCCCACACCACACCAGACTTATTAATTGTTGGCCTTCTTATCTTATATCCAAGGCTTCGCACAATATTAATAGCTCGCTCCTTTCTTCCTTCTGGCTCTTTGTCGAGGTAAGCGGCCATCCACTCAACGGGATAGTAAGTAAGAAGATGGGCGCACTGATAGCTAAGAATACTGTAGCTGACAGCGTGGGACTTATTAAAACCATACCCTGAGAAATACTCAAATGTTTGCCAAAGCTTTTCTGCTTCACGCATTGTGATACCTTTCTCTTCGCATCCTTCAATAAACTTGCCATGAATCTTCTTTTTCTTTTCATACGTTTTCCCCGTTGTTCCCTTTTTAGTTAGAAGTTTACGAAGCAGGTTGCCTTCGTCAAGCGTAAGATTTTTACCCAATTTGTGAGCGAGCAAAGCGATTTGCTCTTGGAAAATAAGGAAGCCATGAGTTTCCTTGGTGACCTCTTTCACTAATGGGTGCAGATACTTAACACCCTTTGGATTTCTCTTTGCCGCTACATAATGATCGTGGACCTTTGCTGATAGTGGTCCCGGTCGATAGATTGATGTAATCGCTGAAATATCAATGATGCTCGTTGGCTTCGCCTTCTTACAGAAGCCTTGTGCCCCCTTCTCTGTAAATTGGAAGACACCAGCCCATTTGCCCTTATGAAAGACATTCTTATACACCTTCTGATCATCGAGATCTAAAACGTTGGGATCTAAATGTCGATCGTACCAGTCCTTAACATCTTGGAAAGTCGGCTCTTCCACGCCTTCGTGCCGTCGTAGGACATGCCGAATAGCGCCCTCAAGCATTCGTAGAGATGCAAGTCCCAGTATATCAAACTTAATAAACCCAAGAGGCTCAAGATGTCTAACATTTTGCCCTTCACTCCATGGGGTCTGTTGAACGCCGGCACTATTAATAAGTGGCATGTGCTTGTTTAATTCGTCAGCAATAACCACACCACCAGCGTGACGACTGATAGATCGTACCTGTCCATAAAGGTTATCAACATGTGTGGCGATGTGTGGATACTTGTTAAGGAACTCTTTAAGAGTGTGACTGTACTCCTTAACTTCTTCAAATGTTGGAGCATAAACCCCTGCTGTAATTCCATGTGCTTTCTTTGCGATCGGTGTCGCCTCCTTCAACATTACACTCGTAACTTTGTTTACTTCGCTAAAGTCTAAGCCATAAAACTTAGAGATATCTTTAATCAAAGAACGAAGCTGTAGGGTGTTGTAGTTGCTGATAGGCACTACGGTATTCTTTCCCCACTTTTCAATCAGAACTTCTTTAAGAACCATCGGATCCGCAACATCATAATCGATGTCGGGATAATCTTTAGCATCTTTGCGTAGGAACCTACTAAAGAGTAGTCCGTACTTTATGGGATCAATCCCTGTGATACCAAGTACATACGCAACAAGAGAGCCGGCAGCACTGCCCCTCCCAGCACCGACAAGTTGGGTTTTCTTAGCTTCATCGCTTACCGCCTTCATAGTTAAAAAGTATTTCGAAAAGCCACGGTCTTTAATGACCTGTAGCTCTTCTTTTACTCGTTGAATGTATTCTGGTTGTTTGTCGAATCCGTATTCGCTGATTCCCCTGTTACATAGTCGATCAAGTTCTTGATCGGCGGTGCTTCCGTCAGGGACCACAAAATCAGGAAGACGCACAGTAGAATCAGGAGAAAAGCTAGCAATCCGTTCGTGAGCAATTCTATAAGTCTCTTCGATGCTCTCTCGTACCAAGTCGTCGTCATAATTTACCTCGCATTGTTTTGAATAGTTGTTGTAAGACTCCCACATTTCATCGCCATTCTTTGGGTATAGTTCATACTTCAATTCTTCTCGACTCTGTGGGAGTGTGTTTTCTGCATAGTCTGGCTTAGACTTTCCAAGCCAACCAAGCTGTCTGTAAAGTGATCGATCTTTAAAGAGATCTGGACGCGGGTAATGACTATCTGCTGTAGAGATAAGTTTAACGTCCAGCTTCTTTGAAGCCTCGATAATGTGCTTGTTGATTTCGTGCTGTTCTGGGATAGCATTCCACTGAAGCTCTCCATAGAACCTATCGCCAAAGATCTCAACAAAGTTGTCAATTGTTTCGGTCATCGCGGCTTGTACAGCCTCGTGGCCGCTCTCACGGTTGTTCCAGTAATCTTTGGATAGTGGACCACCCATACAAGCAGAAGACACGATAATGCCCTCATGGTGCTCTGCTAGCATCTTATAATCAATACGAGGATAGCGATAAAAACTATCGCCGTTAAATGATTTACTAATTAACTGAAATAAATTGTTTAGGCCCGTTTGGTTTTGAGCCAACAGTACCAAGTGTGCTCGTCGGTTAATGATGTTCTTTTCTTGACGCTTTGTAGCCTCTTCATCCTCAACAACAACGGCGCTGTTCTCTTCTTTCTTTTTACGACCCTTTTTACTCTTTCGAATTTCTTCGTAATCTTCTTTCCATTTGTCAACGGAGTCAATAAAGTAAGCCTCAATCCCATAGATTGGCTTAAAATCTTTGCCCTCTGCCTGCATCTTTTTAGCATGAAGCACCTGATGTGATAGCCCATTCATGTTGCCGTGGTCTGTCAACGCCAGAGCATCACAGCCATTTTCATAGGCAAAGTTCATGTGGTCTTGAGGATAACCCAAACCATCGAACACACTAAACACACTATGCGCGTGCAAGCCAACAAACTTAACACTCGACTTATTCACTACACTCATTCTCTAGCTCCTCAATGTACTCATTACATCTTTTTAGTTCATCATGAATCTCTTTATAGTATTCATCAAAAACGTATTCCAGCAACCGGCGTTGGGCGTCTGTTAGCCACACAGTATTAGTTGGAAACCCGGCGTCACGAAGGACAACCAAAGGAATCTTTTCGTATTCAGTTTCGTAATTCAATCTATTTCCTCCCATGCTTTTCTGTCCCAAAGCATGTCATCATTATACCCCATTTTTGTGTTTATGACAAGCTCTTCTAGGGCCTCAATTTTATTTCTTAACTCTTCAATCTCTTCCATTAACTCGTTATTCATCTTGCGAAGAGAAGCTATTGTTTGGTCTTTGTTCGTCTTGTTCATAATTAATAATCCTTTCTTTTCCTCTGTTATAAAAGTACTTACTTCTTGGAGCCTTAATACTAAAATTAGACTTTAAAAATTCAACGTACTCATTCCAATTAGTAATGGGAAAATAAAATCTAGCTTCAATTTTTTCATAGTCTTCAAGATTAATAAATGAAAATAGATCTGAAAGATTAAATTTTCTGGCTGAGTAGCGTTCCGCAATTGGAAGAGGCACATTCCAATTCTCATCGTCCAAACCTGTGGCGGGTGAAAAGAATCCAGTTCCTTTATTTCTTACGGTCTTTATGGCTTCCTTCAAATCGGGCTGCGAAAAGGTAAAAGGCAACAAAAGATCATCTAAAAAAGTCTTTTCATCATGAATAAAACACGCTTGCTGACTACTCCGAAAAACATCTCGCGACTTTTGTGGTTGCCAGATGTGCGTAGCTGAAAAGGGGAAGGAAACAAAAAACTTATCAGGAACAAAATTCGCACTAAAGTTATGTGCTACTCGACTTGCTACAGACGCAGCGTTAAGAATGCCCCACCAGCATGAATCTCTTTTGCCGACATCTTTTTGATGATTCCAAGAATAGTAAATTGGGATGTATCTCTTCTTTTCATGTGGTCTAAATTCGTATTGACGCCAAAAATAGATTGGATCTTCAACCCATGAGCCAATTTGGCCTTTTAATAATTTAATTTGTGAATAGTCGGCGTTGATCCAAATAGAATGACAGCCGGCGCTCGCACACTCCAATACGGAAGCTTGAATCGCATTAATGCCCTCTCCCACGTTTACAAAGCCATCATCCCAGATTTTATCAAAAATGCTGTATGGTTTAGAAAGCGGTATTATTCCTACAAAGTGTTTAGCCATTGGTATTGTCTATAATGTTGTCAGGCAAATTTAAATTATAATGTGCCCTTTTTAATCTTTTGTGGTGGTAAAGCTTCGTTACGTTTCCCTTCACATGAGACTTGTGACCATTTATTTTAAGCCACCATCCAACTTTACGGCGGACCATGAACTCTGAATGTTCGTGACTATTGAGTTGTTTGGCCGTTAATTTAGATTTAATGTACATTAAATTCTGTTTTCCAAAACTAATTTCCGTCACAAAACAATCTTCGTCTGTGATAAATGTTTTGTTATCTGGGGTTAGTAGATAACGTTTTTTAAGAACATCCACAACTTCATAATAATTTACAGTCCTTCTTATGTTCTCTATCTCTTCCGCATCAAATAAAAACAACTTCTTAAAATAAAGTTTTTGTGAGGAAGTTTGAGAGATTAAGGACAGGTAGCCACTTCTCAAATAGATTAAATCTATTGAAGGAAAAATTAGTTTTCCAGTGATCGCCAATTTTATTTTCTCGGTGGCCACAACATCTTGAAGCTGTTGGTCTTCTCCGCTCACCTCGTGTGAAAAATAAACAACCTTCCCATTGGTTAAGAGGGGAAGGTTGTTATCCACAGCAAAATCAACTGCTTTTAAAGTTGCGCCGGCGACCAATTCATCACATTCAAATGTCGCTGGTGCTACTAATTTCATTTTTAGTTTATTATAATAGCGCAGTGGCTGGCCAAAAAAATCAATTAACCACTCTCAGAACATGGTTTTCTATAGAAAGCCATGTCCCTGGGCGTGGCCACTCCCAGAACATGGTTTTCTAAAATCAAATGGCATGTTTCGCCAAATACCATGGCTTCGCGCAACATGTGTCCCTCAACAACAATTTTATCACCCATGTTTAACACGTTATAAAATTTAGAATCATCGGCCACAGACTTAACAGCAACAACTTCAAACTCTTTTTGGTTAGTTACCATGTCATCTGGTAAATAAAATGTAGGCTTCGAATTTTCCTCTTCAACTAGTGGCTCTACCACCACCATTCTATTCAACGGCTTCATTCAACTGTCTCCTTTTCCGCAAAACCAGTCTCAATGGACTCGTAAATGGCTGTAAGGTCGTCAAAATTAATTTGTTGTTCCCACATGCGAAATGCCTTGGTTGCCATCGAGATTTCGTCTTTTGATAACCAACGGTTATCGACAAAGTTACGTCGAAGGTCCTTTCGTTGTTCGCGGTATGGCCTCATGCTATCTTCAATAGCTGCCAATGATTGTACATACTCTGCAAATTTTTGTCGCTTTTCCTTTTCCACTACTTCCTCCTATAATATATTAGTGTTTTCAGATTCTTGTTGGACGATTCGTCCAGATGCAAAAGACCACCGATGGTAAACAACGCCTTTTGTATCCACCCTGTGTTCCATAACAAGGTGGTTGTCGCTTGCTGGTGTGCCCCCTTGTTTACAGACCGGGCATTTATAATGTCGCCCAACGGTAATGTCGTAAATGTTCTCAACCCTTAAGCAGTGCTCGTTCCCTTTCTGATTCATTCAATTTCTCCTCTTGTTCTTCTCGCTCTAACAGTTTAGCAAGATCTTCGTACTTTGTCAAGACCTCTTGAGTTGTTAAATTCTCTTCGTTTTTTAGCTTTTCAATTATTTGTTTAATTTTTCCCATCTCAAATCCTCCTTTGGTGGAGCCACAAACAGGAGTCGAACCCGTGGCATCGTCATTACAAGTGACGCGCTCTACCAACTGAGCTATTGTGGCTTTGTAGTTTTTATCCTCTGCGCATCTAATTCTTCTGTGCGACGACCGCTTCGCAAAACAATCGTACTTCTTGATCGGTAAAATTATTCTTACAAAGGTTCGCCATTACTGAAATAAAACGAACGTTGCTTTTCACATAACCCTTGTTTGAATCAATACGGTCGAGGGAAGCCCTTCGCACCCTATTACCGTCAGCAAACACAGAACTGTTTTTTGGAAGTTCAAGTCTCCATCCCGTGAAAGGACAAGTTCCTTTTTGCTTGTCCCACAGTTCCATAATGTAGTCTATGTCAATGTCAACTTCTTTGTTACGATTGTTAACGTTTTTCATAAACCATTTGAACGGGGTCTGTGGTGTTCTGCGATTACCGGCATTCAAGTGGGTGGTAATACCATTACCGTGGTGTTTTCCCAGCGAGTGTTGATTTGCTTTCCCAGAACAAGAACGAGAACAATAAGTTTTTCTTCCTATTTTTTGACTTCTTGTTACCTCCTTCTTTGCTCTTTCAAATTGTTTTCCGCAGGTAGTACACTCTACTATTACTTTAGACATTTATTTTTACCTCTATAATAAGTAGTGTCCTAAAGGTGGAAACGCCCAGATTGGTTGGTGGAGCCGTGCGGAGTTGAACCGCAGTCCTAAACACATCAAATTTTTCGTCATTCACAAGGTTGTTTGGTTATTTGACACCAACAAACTCTGCGCCACGCGCCACCTACTTTTTTTAAGAGAAGTAAGAAACTCTGGCGGCATAGCCTCCACCAAGTTTATTCATTTGGAAAACTTGGAAAACCT